CGGTTTACTCGGGCGCCAAGGGCGGCGTGATCTCGTTCAGCAAAACGCTGGCGCGCGAGATGGCGCGCAACGGGATAACCGTCAACTGCGTGTGTCCGGGGCCGACCAATACGCCGATGCTCCAGGAGTTGGCGGCGCACAATCCCAAGCTGCACGAGGCATTGCGGCGCGCGGTGCCGATGCGCCGGCTGGGCGAGCCATCCGATATCGCGGCGGCGGTTGCGTTTTTGGCTTCCGACGACGCGTCCTACATCACCGGCCAGGCGCTTTCGGTGAGCGGCGGGTTGACGATGGTGTAGGCGGCGAGTCGCGCACGTTCAAACTTCCAGCGGAATCGAAAACAGGAGGAGCGATGTACCAGACCTTGCAATACGAATGCGCGGAGGGGATTGCGACCGTGCGCTTCAACCGGCCGGGCAAGCTCAACGCGATCAACCCCGAGATGATCGACGACCTGCGCAAGCTCGTGACCGACGTGCGCGCCGACCCGGGCGCCCGCGTGGTGATCTTTACCGGCAACGGACGCGCGTTTTGCGCCGGCGCCGATATCGCGGCGCTGACCAAGGTTGGCGGGCCGGTCGACTTCATGAGCTTTATCGAGGGCATCCAGCTCGCCTTCAACGCGATCGAGGACCTCGACCGCCCGACGATCGCCGCGATCAATGGAATCGCCTACGGGGGCGGATGCGAGATTTCGCTCTGCTGCGATTTCCGCGTCATCGCCGAGGACACGAGTATCGGCGTGCCCGAGATAAAGATCGGACTGCTGCCAGGCGCCGGCGGGACGCAGCGTTTATCCAAGATGCTGCCGACGGCGATCGCCAAGCAGATGATCTACACGGGCGACCCGCTGTCGGCCCAGCAGGCCCTCCAGCATGGGCTGGTCAACGAAATTGCGCCGGCGGGGCAGGCGCTGGAGGTCGCAATCCAGTGGGCGCGCAAGCTGCTCAAGCTGCCGCCGGTGGGAATTCGATGTGCGAAGCTGCTGGTCGATATCGCACAGAACGGAAGTCTCAAGACCGGTATTGAAGCCGAGCGCCAGGCGATGGGTCTGCTGTATGCGACCGAGGACCGCAGGGAAGGATTGGCCGCGTTCCTTGAGCGTCGCGAGGCGAAGTTCGGCGGGCGCTAAAATGCCCGTAATCAGGCTAGTTTTTGACGCCATGAGAGCTGGACGAACCGATGTGGATCGGCGCGAGATTCTGCCAATCTCACAAGGAGGTTCTGCCAATCGTCGCGCCAAGACGTGCTATAATGCGCTAATGCGCGCAAGAAAGGGGTCATAAAGAGCCCAGAAATGCCCCTTGAAACCGAACTTGGTCAGTAGTGGAACTTATAATCAGGGACTTACGATAGGCTTCCAGGGCTGCCCACAAACGCGGACCCAGCATGCGCGCTTTTCCAGCGCATCGGGGGGCAGAGCGTCGAAACTGGCGAGCAGCTCGGCCTGGTAGGGGTAAAGCTTGAGGCCGCCATAGTTGACGGGCTTCCTTAGCGGCCACCGGAGCGTCCGAGCGTTTCCTCGACGCGGAGCCGCTTGCCGTCACTGATTTGGCCATGTAGAGCCACCATCGCGCGGCGCGCCGCGACCGGGTCAGGCATATCGACGAAACCAAACCCCCGAGTTGTTTGCCAGGGACGCTCCCGGTTCGGCGGAAGGATCACGTTGGAGACCTCGCCAAACGGCAAGAACATATTGCGAACATCGTCGACTGTCGCGGCGTAATCAATCGGCGCGATGTAGAGTCGCATTTTAAAATCTCGCCCTGTTGCGCACGGCGGCGTGGTCATTGAGCGCGCGCGTGACCTCGTGAGCGCTCTCGCGCACCGCCTCGATGACGGCTTTCTTAAGCGCGATCGAATCACCGCCGTTTGCATGTACGGTGATCGAGAAATTAATCACCGGCGCGCCGCCGGCGGGTGCGCCTGGCGTGCCAGCGAACGAGATCGCCGGCGCGGACATCGCCAACGGAATCCCGACGGCCGCGACCTGCGCGACGCGCCGGATCGCCGCGAGCATCGGCGCCGGCTTCATCGTCGCCGCGATCGTCTCGATAATGTGAACGCGATTCAGGTCATGCAGCGGCCCGAGCGGAGGCGGCGAATGGCCGACGACGTAGCCCTTGATATGCTCGGCGATCCGGGCCACTGCATGAATCGGCGCCATCGCGGCCGACGCAATCCCACTGGCCAGCGAATGCATCAGGCTGGCACCCGCGCTGTACAGCCAGGAGCCCATTCCCGACACGGATGTCTTGATCGCGCTCCAGACTCCGCGAAAGAACGCCGCCACGGCGCCCCAATGCTCATAGATCTCGTATGCGGCGACTGCGAGCGCGGCGACTGCGGCGGTGATGGCGAGGGTGTACGGATTCGCGTCCAGCGCGGCGTTTAATAGCCATTGCGCGGCTGTCAGCACTTTCGTCGCCGCCGACCAGGCGAGTGTCAGTGTCCTGCCGATGCCGAGGAGCTGGAGTGTGCCTGAAATTGCGGCGATGGCGGCTGACACGCCGACGAAACCCAGCGTCAGTTTCGCTATGGTCGGATAAGCCTCTGCCAGCCCCTGAAGCTTGCCAGCAAACGCCGCCGCCTTGACGGCCGCCGACGTGAGCATCGGCAACAGCCCCGTGCCGAGTACCTCCTTCAGGTTGTTGAGGTTATTCGTAAAAATCGCCAACTTGTCGGCGGCATCGTTCGACCTGACTTTGAAGAGTTTCTCATTCATCCCCGCAGCGGCGCTTCCTGAATATATTTTGTATGCGGCCGTGAGCTTGCCATAGTTGCCGATCAACATATTCAGACCTTGAACGGAACGCATTTCAAAGCCGTGCGCGCGGGCCCATGTTTCTTGCTGCCCTTTGTCCATTCCAGCGAACTGTGCCTTGATCATGCCCAGCTCAGTGATCACGTCGCCCCCGGCCGCGCGGTACATGTCTGCCATCTTCTTGTTGGTTGCAGACAGTTTCGAGGTGACCTCGTCGAGTGCCTCACCCGACATCGAGCCGAATTTGCCCCAATTGACTAACGTTTCGAGCATGGCGTTTTGCGCCGGCAGCGAAACTCCGTAGGCCTTGGATGCGCCCAGAGCCTCGGTCAGCGCCGAACTCAGTTCGCCGGGGTTGGCGAAGTTCGACCGGCTTTGCAGCAGCGCGTAGCTATCGGCGATCGCGTCGATTTGCGAGCGCGCGTCCTTTGATTTATCGCCAAAAATGCCAAATGACGCCGCGACCATCCGCGTCGTTTCCGCCACTTGCGCTTGAGCTTCCGCGACATTCCTGGATGAGCCGATACTCAGTTTGGCCGAGTCGATCGCGGCGCGTTGGGCGGTCGTGTTATCCAACCCGGCGTAGCGCGCCAGGGTGTAGCTCTCCTTCAACTGGTCTTGCGTGATGGCTAGTTTCGACGAAGTCGCGATCGCCATTTGCTGCACCGCGGCCATGTTGGCGGTCGCTTTGGCGCCGTCGGAAAGCGTAGCGGTCATCACGCGCGCGTTCTCGGACTGACTCGCGATTGCTGCGTTGACGCTCGACCGGACGAACTCGCCGAGCGCGGCGCCGGCGCCGAGGCTGGCGAGCGCCGGCCCGAGCCGGCTGGCGGTCTTGTTCAGATGCTCAGTTTGTTGGTCGATGTGCTGCATACTCTTCGAAACGTTGTGCAGCACGCCGGACAGGTAATCCTTCGCGCGGAGAATGAAGGCCAGCTCTTGAATTTTGATCGCCAAGTTTTTTTTACTCTCCGTTAACTGGCACTTGAAGGGCTTTCAAACGCCTTGGGCGGCCCAAGGGAGGGAGCGGCCGGACGACGGCAAAGAAGCCGGCGCGCTCCCCGCAGAACCCCGCGCGGATGGCAAATCCCGCGCGCCCCTGGGCCGGCGGACGAGAGCGGCACCGTGGGGAGGAGTACCCTCGCCGCCGCTCCGCATTCGAGCCGCGCGCGTAGCGTCGCGCGCTCCGCCACACCTTTCAAAATGGGCTGCATTTTCAGAACGGTGAAACGCCGGCCATCTCAGCCGCCGCCGCTGGCACGTATAGCTCGGTCAGCGCAAGCGCCGCATCGCCGCCGTCCGCGCCGCCGGTGATAAGCACCTGGCCGTTCACGGTCAGGAACGCCTTGAACCCGGCGCGTGCCGAGGTGAGGCCGGTGAGCGCAGGGAGAAACACGCCCTTGACGATGTAGAAGTATTCGGCGCTCGCGAGATAGCCGCCGCCCGTGGTCTGACCGCCGATCACCAATATGCGGCCGTCACTCAGTGCGATGGTTTCATGATTGTAGCGCGGCGTGTTCAGATTGCCCGTCGCGACGCACTGGCCGGTGCCCGGATGGTACAGCTCGGCAGTGTTGAGAACATTTCCGCTCGCGTCCAGGCCGCCGGTGATGAGCACCAGTCCCAGCGGAGTTTGCGCGATTGCGTGATTCACACATTTCCCGGTCATCGCGCCAGTCGCGATCGCAATTCCGCTTAACTGCATATTCTCTTTCCCCCGCCTCCTCGTTTGTCTCTGTCTATCCCCTCGATCCAGTTGAGTCCTAACGGATGCGGAAAGGCCCGTGCTTTTTGGTCTTTAGATAGTTCTCCCAAGTGATCCCCAGTCTGGAACAGACGGCCAGCTCGGCAGTGTTGGGCCGCAGTGGCATCGCGACGCTGCCCAGCCCCTCAGACCCCGCCGCGCGCAGCATCGGATCGGCGATGCGCTGGATTGCCTCGCCGACGCGGCGCGACAGGCTGTTGCGCGCCGAATAAGGATTTCGCGCGCTTTCCGCGTCGTCGTCATCCGCCGTAGGTGGGAGCGGCTGCTGCCGATTCGCGTATGCCGGCGCGAATCTTTCCAAGGCTTCTTCAAGGTAGGCGCCGGCCTCGGCCGCCCGCTGCCAGGCTGCGTCCGAATCTGGATTGTCGCGATAAGCGGCATACGCTGCGTCGCAGAGTTCGGCCGCTTCCGCCAGCAACGCGCCGGGGCCGGTCGTTTTATCCAATGCCCCGCTGCCGCGCAGTCGCTCGGACGCCTCGTCCACGACCTGCCGACCTCGGCCGCCCGAGACCACCGCGCCGGCAACGTTGATGCTGAGGATGTTCTGGCCCAGGGTGCGCGCGCGGCGACGGATCACGTACGTCGACAGGCTCACTCCCAGATTGGCGCAGATCGCAAGTTCGGTTTTGGTGATCATTGTTTTAGCCTTTTTTCTCCATCCGTTTTGCTGGCCGCGAGGAGGGCAGCTTTTTGTTCCATCTTGACGACGCCATTCAGGATCGACCGCGCGGCGGCGCCTTCCGCGTGATTGCGCTCGCGCAGTTGGCGCGCGAGATTGCGGAGCTGCTCGGCGAACTCGCGCTCGGCGTCGGCCGATTCGAATCGCAATAGTGCGATTCGACCGAGCGCCGCGCACGCGTTTTCGAGTGGCGCGAATCCTTCGCGCAACGCCATCGCCGCCTCGCGCGCTGCCGTCTCGACGGGATGCCTCTCGAAATGCACCACCTGGCTACACCTGGCGCTCGCCGGGGATCGGCAGGCCATCGGCGAAGGTGCGCTCGTAGTTTGCTTGATTCCAGCCCTGCGCGGTTTTCCACCAGGCCGGACGGCCGCCATCGCGAATTGCGCGCCGAGTGAGGGTTCGCCCTGTGAGGCGAATTTCGCTGACGTCGATGCCCATAATTTCCTCACCCGGCGTCAGCCTGCCAATCAATAGGTCGGCTTCGGCCGAAGACCAGCCAGCCGCCCGCACCTGCTCATGCACGCGCGCGCGCCAGCGGTCAAGATCGAGCGGCAGCGGCTGCTCAAGCGCGGAGAATTTTCGGCCGAGATCGGGCACGCGCGCGAACGCGTTTAGAATGTCTGCCCGTAGGGTGTCAACGCCCAGGCGGACGAACTCCCCAAGCACGGCCGCGGCCTCGGCCTGGCGCGACGGATGCACCGGAATCTCACGCGCGCGCTGAAGCGCAGCGCGTAAAAAGCCGATGCGCGTGAGGCTTGGATCATCCAGCGTCGCGAGCCCGGCGTCGATCGCCGCCTCCAGCGGATTGAGCGCGGGCATGCCTGCCGCATCCGCACTTTCAACCGGCGCGGCTGCGTTCGGCAGCGTGCCATCGATCGGCGCCAGGCTCACCGCGACCTCAGTCTCGTCGCCTCGGCCATTGGCCAGCGCCGTTCCAATTTTTGTTATTTCGTCGTCCATCACCCCGCCTCCTCGTCCCCGTCTTAGAATTTATTTGCCGAGCAAAATCGTAGTCGGGCCGTAGAAATTAAACACAAACCGGGGCGCGGCTTTGGCATTCTCGGCCGCGGCTTCGCTCTCTTCGCGCTCCGCCGCGGCCGCGGCTTTGCGCTCGGCGGCGGCATGCACCTCGTGCGCCACCTTGAGAATTTCTTCGCGACTCGGGAGCGGCGGAAGGCCGTGCCGCCGCCGCTCTTCGTCTACGCGCTCTCGGCGGTCTTTCGCGACACGGCCGCCTTCGAGCACCCGGACGCCCTTACGGTCTATCGGTTGTTTCGCCATCGCCGTCTCTCCCATCTCCTTGCCGTCCCATCTCCTCTTCAGTCCTCTTCAGTCTCGTCAAGATTTGACTGTTCGATTTTTTGCCCCTGACTAAGCAGGGCAAGGAGTTTCGTTCCGTGCGCGATTATCCTGTCGATCTCACTCGCCGGGGGTACGGGCGCGGCTTCCAGCGACGCTCTGCCGCCGACGGACCATTGAGGAACCACATGTTTGCACAGGTCCGAACAGACAGTGTGCTCACCTAAGATGCCAAACAAAATAGGAGCGTGTTGTGGGTTTATCAGCGGCCCGAGGACGACATGATCGAGGACGCCGAGTTCGACCTCGTCGGCAAAAAGAAAAAGGGCGACCTTCAGGTTCCGAGCGCCGCACACCATTCCGGCTTCCGCCTCATGATAATCATGAACGGACGCGCCTCTCGCCCAGACTGAAGCGAGGACTGCCGAATGCTGGCGCACGTGGCCCTCGTACCGAATGGCCGCCGCGGTGAGATCGTCAAGATGGGCGCGGAAGCTGGCCATCATATCCGCATATGCACTTCGTTCTTTCGCTGCGATCTCCTTTGATGTCATGCTTAAAATCTCCTCTCGGTCTGCGCGTCGCTTTATTCCTCGACGCGGGTGTTCTCTTGCGGCCCGGCGGCCAATTCCGCCGGCGCCAGTATTTCCTCGCCGCCGAGCATGATGTTCCGAACTGTCGGCGGTCGCTCTCCGCGAAATGGATTGATGTCCAGCAGCGCATTGCGTATTACGGCTGCCGCTTCGGGCGATAGTCCCTCGCTCGGTAGTTTCTTGACCGCGCCGGCCTTTTCCTCTTCAAGCCGTTGCCGAAGCTGGTCGATATAGCGTCGTTGCACGACCGCCGTGCGTCCGAGATCGGCGATCGCGCGGGCGAGCCGTGGCAGTTCTTTTTCGGATAGTCCGTTCGCCCTGACCAGCAGCGAAAATATCCGCTCTTGAATTAGACGCTGTAACGCCTCGCTCATCGCAGCTTCGTCATCCGGCGAGGAATGCGTGATTGCGCGTGCCTGGTCCGTCGCAAGTGCGATCGCCTGGACGCGCTGCTCGAACGCGCTTCCGTAGCGTTGAATCGCACTGCGCGATATGGCGAAGCCCTGTTCGGTGAGCCAGCTCTCAAGTTCCCGATAGTGGCTGAAGGAGCCGGCAATCAGCTTCTGATCGAGAGCCTCGCGCAGCCGCTTGGGAAGCATGGTGACGATTTTCGACCGTTCGCCCATCGCGGCTAGTCTCCCCGCGGGCGGCCAATTCCCGCCGGCGCGGCCGTCGAATACTCAACTACGCGAATGCCATGTGCGGTCAGTTTTACCCACCACGTCTCGACGTATTGTTGGTCGACGTCGATCAGGCCAAGCCCTTGCAGAGCCGTCCACGTCTCTCTGTCCCGTCGGTCGATGTCGATCAGACCAAGCTTGTGGAGATAAATCAGCTCGGTGCGTAACTCCTCTACCGAGTATCGCATCCTGATGTCGGCCAGGATGCGTGATACAACCGTCTCGCTCGCGCCGATTGGGCGGCCCGCCTCCAAAATGCGCAACACTATCCACCGCGCATTCTCGCGTCGTGACTGCTTCACCGGCCGCCCGTCCCTCTGTCCGTGTGACGTGCGCGACTGCGATCGCGCATTGCCTTGAGCGCCTCGATTACCGTGCTGGCATCCGATGCCGTGAGCCACTGCAACGCATCAATTTTCGTTAGTCGCTTCGCGAACCGGGCAAGCGCACGCTCGCTCGAATCACGCACTGCGCCGTAGAGTGCGAGGTCAGTCCAGAGCGAGCGCATCATCCGCAACTGCGGCTCACCCGGCCCGAGACCGGGCCGCACAGGCGCGGGCTCTCCGAACCGCTTCATCGCGTCGAGCACTCTGCCGCGCTGCTCGCTATCCAGGTCGGCGGCCGACTCGAATCCGGTGATTTGCTTCAGAAATGCGCGATAAGTCTGATCGTCGAGGCTAAGCCTTTTCTTGAGCAGATGTATTTTCGCCAACTCGGCATTGCGCCGCGTCTTTTCGCCGCCGGGCGATGCTGTTGTCCTGCCGGCGGGTGTCATATGACCGCTCTCAATTTCGGCGATTCATCCGGCCCCGCGAGATCGTCCGCGCTCGGCGCGGTCAGCGCCTGCAATTCGCGCCACTTCGCAAGATCGAGGCGGTCGATTTTCGCCGCGTGGGCCAGGCGTTCGATTTCCTCAAATGTGGTCAGCAGCGAACGCAGAACGCCCGCGCAGCTTTTTACAGCATGCCCCACCAGGTCGCGGCTGAGCCTGCAATCCTCGATTAATCCATCAGCGAGGAGTTGCCCGTCTGCGGCGCTGGCAGGCGTGAAAGTTACCGTAGCGCCAACGCGCGAGGCCACGGCCTCGATTAGTCCGCGGCCCGTCGAGAGCGTCCGACCGAGCCGTGCGATCGAGATGAAGACGAGAATGCAGCCGGTTTCGTCGAACAAATCGCGGAGCGTGTGCAAAAGCCGAATGCTTCGGCTTCGCTCAACAAGATAGTCACCCTCGTCCACAAAAATGACCCGCGGCGCTTCACGTAACTCCCGGGTCAAAATTTTGTAAAGTTGGTGCACGGCGTGCCGATCGGCGTCGTAATGTTCGAAACCGCGCAGCAACTTAACCATTGCCGCAAGTGCGGCCCGCTCTGTCCAGTGCGCGCAAATGCGCAGGAGCAGGGGATGCTCCAAGCCTTTGAATTGCTCCTCGACCCACCGCGTTTTTCCGAGCCCCGGCGCCCCGTTGATTACCAGAATTTTGCGCCGCGCAATAGCCAACTCCAGCGCTTCATCCGCGCGGCGCGCGCTTGAAGTTACTATAAATTTTTCACGTTTCATGACGCTGCGCTTTCGCGCGCAATGCGGGCGCGGTAGGCGGCCGTCGTCTCGTAGACTCTCACAAACAGCGCATCTCCGTCGGACAGATTGGCAGAGGCACCTCGCGTCAGCCGTGAGTAGCGTGCCCACGCCGCATCGCTGGCGGCCACTGCGGTCCGCGGATCGGGCGCGGACGACGCCGCCGCGGCGCGCGCACCTTTGCCCGCCTCAATCAACGCGGGCGTTGAGAATGGGATGCTGACCACTTTTGAACGGCCGTCCGAGTTGGACGCGCTTACGAGGATCTCCGCGGGGTTGCCGATTCCCTTAATGAGCTTGCGGGCGGCGCGACGGATCTCCCTCGCGTGTACTTGAAATTCGGTTCGTGCCGCGATCGCTTCCTCGCGACGTTCAGAATCTTCGAGCGCGTCAGCAGCCGTCGCAATGCAGAGGAAACGCGGCACCTTACCGCTGGTGAAAATGGCCAGCCTGTTGGGGTCCGGATGCTGCCGAAATTCGACCCGATGACCGCTCAGCGCGCCCAGGGCCGGCGCGATCCAAGTCCGGCCGCCGGCGCGGAGTCCCTTCTTGCCGATCGTGCCGACGCCGCTTGGCGCGAGCAGCATCAGCAGTGCGGCTTCATCCTCAATCCGCCGCGCCCGGCCCCCCCGCGCCGTCCATTCGGCGATTACCTGGTTAGTAGACTTGCCGGCCAGCTCCGGCCGCGGCCGGTCCGCTTCCAGGGTAAGAAATTTGTCAACGTGAGCTTCAAGCTCAGAATCCGAAAGCGCGACGCGCAGGATTTCGCCTTCGCTCAGGCCGCGGCGCGCAGCCATTGACAGCCGCCCACGAAGGTGCGTTCGCTCTGCGACATTGTGCCCGCGGAAACCACGCTCGTATTCCAAAAATTGTTGGATGACCCGAATCCCGCTCTCTGCGAAGGGTTTTCGCTCGCCCGAGAACGGAGCCACTACGTCGAGATGAATACCCGCGCGCTCGCAAAACGCCCGCATGCGCAAGCTCTGAAACGCGCCCCGGTCTGTCCTGAGCGTTTTCATCAGGCCAATTGCGTTGTGAAATTTTATGAACAAGCGGCCCGTGGCATCGGTGCTTTCGGAGGGCTCGAGGATCGCGACCATCGCGCGAGAGTAGACCTCCCGCATAATCAAAAGTTGTCGGCGGCCCGAACGGGTCTCCAAGGTCGCGGCATCGGAGGGACTGCCGTCCAACTCGACGAGGTCCAGAAAATCGAGGCCCGCGGCCATATCGCCGTGCCCGGGCATCAGCAGACTTTTGGAGCGATCCGGATTTGTAGCAAGGAGAATTTCCGACCGATACTGCCGCCGAAATAGCCGGACCCATCGCTCGATCGCAGCCTGATGCTTGCGATCGAGCTGAAACTGCGCGAGCGCCACGTGCGCAACTTTCGCAACGGGCAGTCGGCCGCCGCGTTCAAGAATCACGCCGGCCACAAACTGGGAAAGGCCGGGGATCGAATCGACGAAAAAGCGGCGTTCCTGGTCATCCCAAGCGGGCGTGAGAGCCGCGGCCCACGCAGCGCGTGGGAAGCGTTGTGCCTCAGCCCACGCGTCGCGTACAGTCCTGTCGCTCAACCCTGTCCGAGCCATCGCAGCCGCATAGGCGATCATCACTTTGTCCCCGGCGGCGAGGCATTTCTCGATGGTCTCGGCAGCGAGAAGGCTGCGGTCGCTGTACGCCTTCGCCGGACCCGCGGCCGTGACAGCTCGTTCATGTCGGGCGATCGCGGCGTCAATCTCGTCCTGGCTCGCTGGCCGCGCCGTCGCCGCAGCTTGCGCCGCACTGCTGATGAGCAAACCTGCGCGGTCCTTCATCGCGCCGACTGCCTCTTCCGGCGCGCGCGCTCGGCGTGTCGCGCGGGCCAAATTACAGTCGGCGATACTCCCAACGCGGCCGCGATAATCGCCTCCCCGCGAGGGAAACTGCGGTACAGTGCTGCACTTAGAGTGCCGGGCGCGTAGCCGTTTTTGATTGAAAGCTGTCGCAGAGACCAGCCGATTCGCCAGAGCGCTGTGATGATCTGAGGCCGATCCCACCCTTGCTCTACGATGCCCGGTTTGTTCTTGTTCAAAACCATGGCTCTTTCGACCGCGATTAAATTATTAACCGAATAATTCCTCGAATACAAGATATGTCTCAAAAAACGAGAACAACGAAAATCTCGACGCTAAAGCATCGGCGAAAGAGGAAACCTCCTGAGATTGAGTTGTTCGGCGGGGAAGGAGCTGAACAGCCAGCCGATCCTAAGAGTCACGCGGGGTTTGCCTGGCGATTGAGATATCTAGTTGAGAAGATGGGCAGCGTTCTCGCGCTGGCGGAAGCCGCTAAGGTCTCGGACAGTTCGGTTCATTCTTGGTTGCGGGAATCCGAACCGAGCCGAGCGAATCTCATCGCTCTCGCTGATGCGGCGGGAGTTAGCATCGAATGGCTGGCCGCAGGCATCGGACCTATTCAGAGGGATCGCGAAGTTCCTAGCGGCTTCTTCGTCATAAGACACGTCGGCCGCATGGTTCCCGGTCTTCCGCCCGTGGCGTTTTCAAACAGCTATCCAAGCCTCATATTCCGAGGCACTTTTGTAGACGACCTGGTCTCATCATTCGCAGCGGGCGACGCGATGTCTCCGACCATTCGCGACCTAGACCTGCTTCTCGTAGACGTGACCAAGAAAGAAAAGATCGATGGCATCTATGTCGCGATTGACTCGAAGCCTGATCTGATTGTGCGACGCCTTCAGCTGCGGCCCGGCGGCAAATACCGGTTATTGTGTGACAACCCGGCATATCCGCCAACTGACGTTGACGACATCGAGATCGCCGGAATCGTGGTCTGGCGAGGGGGAACATTGCCATAAGCGTCGCTTATATCGTTCGCGCAACTTGGGGCGCCTTCGAGCGCATCCAAAAAGCATTGGCAGAATCTGCTTCCGGAAATTGGCAGAATCTGCTTCCGGAAAATCACCTTATTCGGTCCACTGAGAAGCCCAGCATCCGGCGATAATTGCCCGTTTTATCTGGCTTTTTAGGGTATTTTACGGTGCGTTCAAGCCACGATCAGGCTTGCCGTTCGGCTCCGTGATTGTTACCCATTCCCGGAAGCAGATTCTGCCACTTTTTCATCGCAGCCTTCGAGCCTCTGAATCGGTCGAAATCGACGATTGTTCAATGATAATGCGGGGTTCTGACTCGCCCGGTCCCACCTGGTCACGCTCAAACCCATCACAATTGCCCCCCAGACCATTGGCAGATCCTCCTTCTCATTCACACGCAAGCCTTGACACGACATTGACTTGATCGTATACCTAGCAAACAAGCGTTTGCTTTAGCGAACGGGATGCCCGCATGGCGACCCGTATCCACATTAGGGAGTTTCCGATATGGCCCAGACGACGACCGAGACGTGGCACGCGATCCCCAGCTCCATCGGTACCATCTATCAGCGCGACTACGAGGTCTACGCACCCGACATGCGGCGGCTGTACGAGAACGCCAAGCGCGACCAGTGGAACGTCTCGCGCGATATCGACTGGAGCGCGCCGGTCGACCCGGATCGC